TATATAGGCAAAAAAATTAAAACCTGGCCAGCAGCAAGAAACAAAATAAAGACCAGGAACAAGAAGCAAAATCAAAAAAAACAAAATCGTGAAACAAAACCGTGGAACACAACCAAAGGCAACAAAGCCAGGAAGTGAGCTGCGGTTTTTCAATACAGAAAAAGCAGAACTGACTAAAAGTCAAAACAGAGATAAACGCGAAAGAGCAAAAAGCAGCCTCGTGATTAAGTTCTGCACTAAAAAAGAAAGGACACACCAACGAATGAGTCAAACCGAAGAAATCGTCTATCTGCAGACGGAAGATATACACCCATACTTGAAGAACCCACGCCAGAACGAAAAGGCGGTTCCATACGTCGCAAATTCTATTCGCGAGTTCGGGTTCAAGGTTCCGATTGTCGTGGACGAAAGCCACACAGTAATTTGTGGCCATACCAGACTAGCAGCGGCGAAGAGCCTCGGACTGGAAGAAGTGCCGTGTATCATCGCGACCGACCTAACGCAGGAACAAGTCCAGGCGTTCAGATTGGCCGACAACAAAGTCGCAGAGATTGCCGAGTGGGATGAAGAATTGCTGCAGGATGAGCTGGACGATTTAACCGACATCTTCGACATGTCGGACTTTGGTTTTTTCGATGGCCTAGACCAGGAAGAAGAACCGGAAGCGTACGAGGACGATTACGATCCAGAATTGACAGCCACACCGAATGCGGTACTTGGCGACATATACCAGTTAGGCGAACACCGCCTTATGTGTGGTTCCAGCACAGACGCAGCAGACGTCGAGCAGTTGATGAATGGCGAGATTGCAGACTTATGCATTACAGATCCACCGTACAACGTCGACTATCACAGTAAGGCAGGGAACATAATGAACGACAGCATGTCGGACGATAACTTCTTTAACTTTCTGACAGATTTCTACAACAACATGCTGAATTCGCTTAAAGCAGGAGGCGTGTTTTATATCTTCCACGCGGACTCAGAGGGCGCAAACTTCCGAAGCGCTCTAAAACGAGCGGGGGGGGTAGTCAGAGAGTGCTTAATCTGGGTTAAAAACAGCCTAGTTCTTGGCCGCCAAGATTACCACTGGAAGCACGAGCCGTGCCTTTATGGTTGGAAAGACGGAGGCGCCCACTTCTTCATTGACGACCGAAAACAAACAACCGTCATCGAGGATAGGCCGAACCTGCGTGAAATGACAAAAGCGCAGTTAATTGATTACATTAAGGCGCACCAGGACGATGGACACGCGTCAACGATCATTCACGAGGACAATCCAGAAGCAAGCGACCTGCATCCAACAATGAAGCCGATTAAACTTGTCGGCCGATTAATGGCAAACAGCAGCAACCAGGGCGAAATTGTAGTGGACTTCTTCGGAGGTTCCGGTTCGACGATGATTGCAGCGGAGCAATTAAAGCGTAAGGCCTACTTGATGGAGTTAGATCCACGCTTCGTTGATGTAATAATCGACCGCTGGCAGAAAATGACTGGCAAGAAAGCCAAACTTCTAAACGAAGAAACAAATCCAAACAGAAAAAAGAAATAAACAGGAGGTACAGCGGACGGAGGTGAGCGAAACACATGGGAAGAAAGAAAGTCAAAATTGACTACGATACTGTGAAGAACTTAGCCAAAATCTGCTGCACACAGGAAGAAATAGCAAGCGTGCTGGGCTGCAGCGTTAAAACCCTACAACGCCGAAAGCAATTTAATAAAGCGTACCAGGACGGATTGAACGACGCCAGGGCGAGCCTTCGACGGCTGCAATGGAAGTCAGCTGCGAGCGGAAACATTACCATGCAGATATTTCTCGGTAAAAACCTGTTAGGCCAACGCGACCGGTTTGCAGAGGATGAGCGCTCCGAGGACAAAGAAAAGGTGACAATCATCAACGACTTGCCACAGGAGCCACAAAACGAAGCGCCAGAGCCGCAGGAAGAACAACGGTCGAGCAATTCCGCCACCCAGGCAGGGAACGCGCCAGAAACGCACGGAAACGAGCAACAGCAGGAGGGTGAGAATTGATGGCAGGAATTACAGACACACCAGGAAAAGTGGTGAGCATTCGAGAAATCATAATCCCTGCATATTACAGCACGTTCAACGCCAGCAGGACATACACGCATAAGATTTTCGACAGCGGCCGTGCAGGAACAAAGTCCAGCAGGGCTGGCATTAAAGCGATTTACAAAATCATAAGTGATCCACATTGCTCGGTTGTGGCATTGAGAAAGCACCACAACAAGTTAAAGAAAACGATTTATAAAGAAGTTCTGCGAGCCATTGGTCGTTTAGGCCTAAGCAAAAAGGACTTCAAGATAACAGTTTCACCGATGGAAATCACGTACAAGAAATACGGAACCACGATATATTTCACTGGATCCGACGGCATAGACGATACAAAGGGTATCATCGACGAAGAGAACCCAATCAAACTTGTAATAATTGACGAGTTAACGGAGTTCTTCGACGACGGCGACGGCGAGGACGAATTGATGAACATTGAGGCAACATTCGTCCGTGGAAACAGTGACGAGTTCACAATGGAGTATTATTTCAACCCACCGAAGAACCAGAAAGCACCGATAATGCAATGGGTTGATAAGATGTGCCGCCGACCAGATACAATCCGCATTCATACAACATTCAAAGATGTACCGGTTAAGTGGCTCGGTAAAAAGTTAATAGACAGCGCCGAAGAATTGCGCCGGAATGACGAGAAGATGTACCGCTGGGTTTGGTTAGGCGAATGCGTCGGAATTGACGACGTAATATATTACATGTTCGAACCAGAACGGCACGTAAGTGACCGATTTAACTGGGCGGATATAGCCTATATAGGCATAGGCGTCGACTACGGCCAGAAGAACGCGACGACATACCAGGCGTTCGGTTTGGATATGAAGAACCGCAAGCTGCGAGGCGTAGGTGAGTACTGGCACAGCGGAAGAGATACAGGAAAGCAGAAAAGCCCGAGCGAATATGCGCAGGACTTTAAGGCATTTAAGGAACGCCTGGAAAGCCCACAGCCAGCAACGTACGAGGCAGCAGTTGAGCTGCAGCATAACCCAGAAGCAAACACACCAACGACCAGGAAGAAAGTGACAGATGTATTCATAGATCCATCCGCACAGGGCCTGGCCGAAGAAATCAGACGTTTGTGTCCGGACGTTATGATCCACAACGCGAAGAACGACGTAGCCGTCGGAATACAACGAGTTAGCAAATTATTAAGCCTGCAGGCCATGACATACCACCCAACACAGAAGAATCTGCAGGAAGAAATGTATTTATATCAATACGACGAAAAGTCGATCGAGGCAGGGAAAGAAGTTCCAGTCAAGGTTGACGACCACGCATGCGACGCGCAGCGATACCTGGTAATGGGTTACTGGCGACGCATGGCCGCCATTTTGCCAGGGCTGGCACTTGGCGATAAAAAGGAGGCAAGCGAAGAATGAGCATTCAAAACACAACAGAAACAACGCTGGAGATTGCAGAAAGAAAACTGGTAACAAACGAAAGCGATTGTCTAACGGCCGTGCGCGGCTTCATTAAGCAGGTTCTAAACCGCGACGTGCTTGCAACGGAATATCACGCATATATAAGCGAGTGGTTGCTTTGGTACAAAGGCAAAGTTGAAAGTTTCCACACATACAATCACTTCAACGGCCACAGATACAAGAAATGCAGCCGTTTCAGTTTAGGATTGCCGAAGCAAATTTGCGAGCAGTGGGCGTCATTGCTTTACAATGATAAAGTTTGTTTCAATCTGGACAGCGACACGAAAGCAGGAAGTGCAGAGTTTGACGATAACGCCATATTAAAGGAGATTTTAGAAAAAAATAAATTCTCGGTTAAATTTAGCAATCTTGTCGAAATGTACATGGCATTAGGAACAGGAGCAACAACGGAATATAAGGACGCAAAAGGAAACGTTAAAATCAATTACATTTACGCACCTATGATATTCCCGCTGGAAGTAGAAAACGGCGAAATTGTGAGCTGCGCGTTTGGATCATACACCGGCAACGAATACTTCGTGGAGGTACACCAGCGCCAGGCGAACGATACGTACAAAATCAACAATTATCACTTTGTAGAGAAAGCAAGCGAA